CATCACGACGGCATTCGCGTTGCCGCGGCTGTTCGTGTTGCCAGAGGTCGGCGTGTAGAGCACGCCGTTGAACGCGTAGGTGAGTCCGCTCTGTGGGTCGGTCGCGTTCTTGTTGCCGACGAATCCGACGTAGTCCTCGTTGCGGGCGAACGCGCGGAACAGGCTCTCGATCACGATCTGCACGATGCCGGGGTTGGCCATCATGATGAGGCGCAGCGGGATGTGAACGAGGGATGCGTAGATCGTCGCGTTGAGCGTGAACAGTGCGACGGTCGGCTTCGTCTCGGTGGGCGCCACGTTCTCGCCGATCTCGTAGACCTGAGATTCGCCATCGAGCGCCGGCATGGTGAGCTTGTTCGTGTCCATCGGAATAAATCGGAAAATCTTCCGCGCCAGACCGTACACGGTGAGTAGCTTCAGGAGTTCAGGCCGGTACTCGGGCGGGACGACGAACCCGCCGACGGTGCCAGCGCCGGAGTTGAGCTGAGTCGTGTCGCGGACGAAGCTCAGCTTGTGCATGTCGCGGTTCAGGCTGCCCTTGACCCACTCGGCGTACCCTTCGGTCTTGGCGCCCATGGCGTCGCGGAACCACTCCGCGCACTTGCGCGAAACGCTCGGGACGATGTGGCCCTTCGCATCGAAGCGGTAGCCAGCCTCCATGTCGACCAGCGCTTCCGGATGTTCGATGTCGAGGTCGACGATCTGCACCTTCCGACGTAGCTGGTCCCTAAGATCCTTGGTGTCGCGGACCAACTCATCAAGTTCGCTCTTTTCGAGCTTGAATCCTTCTTTGCGGGCGGCGTCAATCTCGTCAATGCGGGTATTGATCGCGTCGAGCGCGGCGAGCCGAGGCTCAATCTTGGCGAGGCGGTCATTGACCGGCGCGACGATTCCCTCGACAGCGGAAGTGATGTTTTCCAGGGTTACTGCCGGAGCAGCAGACATAGTTCTCTCCCCATCGGCGATAAAAGTGAGACAACGCCGGGATGTCGGTTGATTCTTTGTAGACGCTGTTTAGTGGAGCTTGAGACGCTTCAGGTCGATACTGTAGCCGTGACCGTGGGCAGACTCCGGAGGCTGGCTACCGCCGTCCGTGTCCTCGGCATCCGGGGATGAGAGTGTCGCGTCGCTGCCGCGCGATGCGCCTCCGATTCGTTTCTGTAGGTGCGCTGCGAATTGCTCAGGGCTCACGCCAGAGAGCGCGACAATGCGCGGATCGCTATGTATGAGCGCGATATCTGGGGACATCGTGACGCGACCAGCCGTCGGCGCCTCGTCCGCTTGCTTCTCCGCCGACGTGAGCACGTCCGTGATCATCGCGCCCATCTCATCATGCATGGCTTGGATCTTGCCGTGAATGTCCGAGGCGCGCTGGAGTTTGGCCCTATTGCCAGCGTTCAGCACGGCGCCGGTGCGAGCGAACTTCTGTGGGTTGGCCGTAGTGAACTCCGCTATCGCACCGATCTCGTCCGACTCCGGCGTGACGGGCTGGCCGGCATCGAGGTCGAGCTCGTACCACTCGTCGAGCATGTCGGCGAGTGCGGAGAAGTTCAACATCGCGTCCTGCACTTGCCAGGCCGCAAACGCCCGGAATTTCTCATGCCGCGCCGCACGCCATGCCGCGATCGACTGGTCAAATTGACTGAGCGCGATCTGCGCCATGTCGCTGATGGCCTGGATTTCTCCGGCCTGTTCCTCTGGCGTCAGGACCTCGTCATCGTCATCATCATCGTTGCAGCACGGGTTCACGTAGTCACAGCCGCAACGCTTAAGCGCTTCCTCAAAGGAGCGGCGGAGCGCACGGAGGTTCTTCTTGGTCGTAGCCGGTTTCATGGCTGGCACGTCTGATGCGGGTGGTTCCGTGACGATCGGCGCGACTGGCGGCGCCGGCGAGGTCCGCACCGGCTCATCAGCGTCAGGATCGGGTGCGGCCTTCTCCTTCGCCACGGTTACGGCTGCCATGCCGCCGCAGTCCTGCGCCTTGCATTTTGCGCAGTCGGCATGGCACGAGCACGTGCCGGCCTTCGACTTGTCCTTGGTGGCGCAGCCGCAGTCCGGGGACGCTTTCGCGCAGCACTTGCATTCCGTAGCGACAGCACGCAATTGCACCGGCTCATCCGCGTGGAGTGAGAAGCCGAACCCGAGCAGGAAGTCAGCTTCGTTCCCGCTGAGCAGTCCCTCGCCGATCGCCGATCGCACGGCATCCCGGTTCGACGGCACGTTGACCGCGCTCTGTTCGAGCAACTCCCAACGCACGTATTCGACGTTCTCCGCGAGCATGCGCGGCATCTTCATTGCCGGACGGTTCTTGACTTCCAGCGGCAGGAACCCTTGCGACATCGCGCGCATCTTGTCGGACATGAATAGCCGATACAGCACGCGGGCGAGATTAAAACCGCCGCCAGCTTCCCACTCATCGAGCGCGAAATCCAGAAGTGAGCGCGTCTTCTCGCCGTCGCGCGTCAAGTCGAGCGCGTTCGCAATCAGTGGCAGCTTGGTCATGTGCGACCAGAGCACGACAGGGTTTCGTTTGTACGCCGAGAAGTCGCCGCCGTCCTGATTGAATACCGAACCGTGCCGGTCCTCGGACGACGTTGCCATGATCACGGGGACGATTGGCCGATCGCCGAAACTCTGCGTAACATCCAAATCCCGCGTGCAAGGCCAGATGACGACGCGCTTGGTCGCGTCGAACGGATGCTGGTATACATCGATGTCGATGTCGGACGGCATTTGCTGGCCTCCAAAAAAATTTAGATGTTCTATGATGCCCGTTCAGCCGCATCCAGAACGCGCTTCCGTTGCGACCAGAAGTACGCCTTGACTTTCTTTGCGAGCGCTGTCTGTAGGCCGCGCACGGCTGCGACCGTCTCACGGTGATGTTTCGCGCGGTCGGGTCCGATACGGGTGCGGGCAGACCGATCAGAGCTCTCGAATACAGGAGCGGAAATACATGCACAATTAATTACCTGGTCTGCGGGCCCAGCCGGGTCTTGCGGGTATGCGCATTCGACGATTGGGAACGTATCTCCGATGTCCACGATCGTCCCGTCGATTTCGGCGTGATCTTCGCGGCTCACCTGTGACCACACCCACTCGTGCCGCTCCACCCCGTCTTCCTTCATCTGCCCGAAACGACCGGCATTGAGCGCGGACCCGACTTCTTGTCGGCCTATCAGTGTCGCCTGGGTACTGCGGAGGTTGAACACGTCCCGGATCACGCTCGCGATATCGGCCGACGTATCGCCTTCCGCCGTCATCTCCGTGACCGTCCGCATGATCATCTTCGCCGTGGTCTCGTTCACGCTGACGATCTGGTTCGCTTTCGTCTTCAGGAACTCGACCATGCGCGGGTTACTGATCGCGCTTGCGCCGGTCGTGCCCAAGAGATCCCCGATCTGCTGCGCTCCGATCTCGTAACCCTCCAGATGGTAGGCACGCATCAAGTCTTGCAGCTTCGTGTCATCGCCGCCGATGATGGCCGCAATCTCTGCCAGCAGGTCGTCGAGCTGCGTCGCGCGCGCAAAGTGCGGTGCGAGGGCGCGAGTCAAGTCAGCTACCGCAATTCGTGGCACAGGCTCTGGTTGCGCACTCGGTTTGTCGCCGCCACCTTCCAGATTCTTGCCTTGCAGGAGTTTCTGTTGCCCCTTGATCGGCAGGCTGCCTTGTCCTTGCGCCGGTCCACCGTCCGCTGGCGGTGCGCCGCCCATGCCGAGCTGCGCAGAGGGTGACGGTCCTGCTAGTGCATCTTCGATTTCCGTGCCGGTGATCGGCTGCAAATTGATCGGGATGAACGGCGTATCCCAGCCCTTGTATGGCTTGACCGGCAGCTTCAGGATCTCCGTGATCTGCGAGAGTGGGACGCCCATCGCGAAGTATGACTGCGCCGATTTGAGCTTGTCCGCGAGCGGTTCCTGTAACTCCTCTACGTCATCGGTAGACAGCCACGACGACAGCGCCGGATCGCGAAGCAGCTTCGAATCGATCGCCGTGCAGAAGTTCTCGATCATCGGGATCAACGATGCGACCCACCAGGAGCGCAGCGCTGATTTCGAATTCTCGTTGTGGTATCGATCGGCCAACCCGATCAGGAATGGCGGCACCCCGAATGCGCGGCAGATCTCGGCGGCGTTCTTGTCGCGCGAGACGTTGAACTCTGCCTCTCTCGGCGTGGTCTGCGCGTTCTTCCACGACATCCCGCCGCCCAGTACGATGGGCTCATGAGGCTTGAAGAGGAGCTTGGCTCGGATACGCGCGAGGAACTGATCGGCCTTCTCGGTACTTCCTACGAATGGATCTTTGCTGTCCTTATCGACCTCAATGATTCCGCCAGGCATGAGCCCCCGCTGGAACATCGCGAGGTTGGCTTTCTGCATCGCGATGTCGGCCGACGTGACGAGCTGCGCCGATTCAAGGACTGATGTACCGCGGGTCGGTCGCCAGGGGTAATGCTTCGTCGGGTCGTAGCGCGGGAAGTGCACCACATCCAGCGGGTCCACGAATCCGAAGCCGCCGAGCGGCAACTGCATCTGCCACGCGATCAGTTCTCCACTGACCGGGTGCCAGTAGTCCTGCACGAACCACGGGTGATAGACCCAGATCTCCGTGGGCACCTTGCCCGGACTTGAGCGCGGGCACAGCCAGAACGCCTCACCAAAGAGCAGATACAGCACGAAGGTCTGATACCACAACAGATACTCGCTCAACCCGAGCGTCGTATTCGGACGGTGGATGAGTGCCGCCAGCGGGTGATTCTCGATCTTCTCCGTTTGATCCCTGAAGATCTCGAACGGCCGCTGCGCGAGCACGCCGGCCGTCGTCTCGATGCAGGCGCGCACCGTTGGGCTCGATCGCCACGAATCATGAGTCGAGGCGATGGCCGGTCCCATCACGAAGTTGTCGGCACCGAGCCCGAATGCCTTCTGCGCGTCCGACCAGTCGAGACCAGCGCGCGTATTCTCGATGCGGTCGCCCCGAGCTACGGCGTCGCTCAGCGTCGGCAGCACGCCGCGATCAAAGATCGGCATTAGATTTTCACGCCCTCAGTAGACGAACGGCTCGGCGTCCTCTGCCTGTAAGTAGTGCAGCGCCTGCGTCATCGCGTCGATGTGATCCTTGAGTGTGCAAGCCGGGAACATCATCATGTCGTTGATCAGCGTGTGCACCCATTGCCGCTCGGGTCGCGGGTTACCGTCGTGCCCTGTCGGATTCGGGAAGTAGACACAACCCGATTCGAACTCTGGCGTGACTGCCCGCGCTCGTGATGGTTTGTCTCCGTGCGGCGTGAGCGGGATCATGCCGAGTTTCCCGCTGAGCATGGTCACGATCGTCGCCGCGCTGGCCTTGTTCTCGATCAGCCGCCGCGCGGCCATCGGGTACTCGGTCGAGAAGTTCTGGATCGCCAAGACCGTCTGGGGCACCGTCATCTGCCGAAACACCCAACTCGGTAAAAGGTATCGGTTCGATCCCTTCGTTGCCCAAGCCTGTCCAGCCACGCATGCTGAGGTATCCGAGAGCGCCGTATCCCAACTCTGAATGATGTCGTCCATCTCGGAGAGTTTCGGCACGCCATCCTCTCCAAATTCGTCGTAGTACCTGATCCAGTCGCGGTGGAAGATGTTGCCGCTCGCCGGCGCTGGCCGCTGTTCGAGTTGACCGGCCGCACCGTATGAACCGAGCGTGATCTCGATTTCCTTGACGATCTCTTCCGGGAAGCGCGCCGGGTCCATCAACTCGCCCGCTTCCTTCCGCGGATCTTTCCAGCCCGTAACGACGATACTTGATCGCGCCGGGTCGTAATGCATCGGAATCAGGAGGTGCTGCCAGCCACCCTGAGCCAGCACAAATCCGGCGAGGTCAGCCTCATGCAACCGCTGCATGATCAACACCACGGGCGACGTGGCTGGGTTATTTAGGCGCGTACTCACGCCGCCGCGCCAGTTCTCGATCGTCGTGGTCCGCTCAGCATCCGACATCGCGCCGGTGCGGTCGTGGGGGTCGTCGATCAATAGGGTGTCGCCCCCTTCGCCCATCACACCAGCGTCGAACCCGAATACGCGCCGGCGGCCGCCCTTGTCATTGTCGTAGAGCTGCTTCGCGTTCTGATCGCTCGTCAGCGCGAATCGATCGCCCCACCGATCCAGCCACCAAGGCGACGTAATCAAGCGACGCATCGCCAGCGCGTCGCGCGTGGCAAGGCTGAGCGCGTAGGAGCCGGTCAACCACTGATGCTCAGGATGACTGATCCAACTCCACGCCGGCCACAGCACCGAGCACAGCGTTGACTTCCCCGTCCTGAACGGGACATTGATGACCAATCGGCGGATCTCACCGCGAGTCACCGCTTCGAGGTGCTCACATACCGCGTCGACGTGCCAGTTTGGCTGAAACTCGAACGTCGGCTTGACGACGTGCCACGCCTGCTCGATGAACTCCCGGAGGCTATTCTCCGCCTTCCACGTCAGCTCCGCTGGCGTTAGGATCACTCGATCCAGCGCTGCCAGCTTTGAGGCTGGCAAGGAGTCGAGC